CACTTTCTAAAGCAGCAAGAAAAGCGAAAGAAAAAGCCTGTGTACACTTTTTAACTAACGTGCCTAACTCTAAAGAGGGTTGGGCATTTATTAATCAGATGAAAAAGTATCTACATAAAGGTAGATATAGTATAAGATTAAAGGGTCGTGGATCAAGGAAAGAACATGGAGATCAAAGAGGTATACCTATTAAATATGCTGAAAGATATTCGATATACATTGATCATAAAATAATGGACGGAAATAATCCAGCTTTTTATTCTCTTCAAGAGTATAAGACTAGACAAAAATTAAGAGATATAAGGTTTCAAATAGACGAATTATTAAAATGAAATTAGTGATTATATTTATACTGTTAGTAGGTTGTGTCAAGGATTATGATTTTAATCCTTACACGACTATTATTAAACAATTGATAAAACATGAAAACAGTTATACTGTACCTTATAGTCATTCTAAATAATGGAAATGATTATGAGTTGCGCCGTATAATCTCTTATGAAGAATTATCTTGTTTCGATTGGTATTTAAAAAATATAGAATTTAGAGATAACAAAACTAATAAATACAACGACTTATATGTTAATGGATATATATGTCATTACGAGAAAGGAGAATAATGAAAAGAAAACTTAAAGTTAAATTTAATTTAATTGTACCTTGCGAAAAAGAAATAGTCATACATGACGAAAAGCTATTTAATGCTAATAAAGAATCATTTTTAATTACTTGTAGTGACGAGAACGATTGTCAATTACTATTATCTGATTATATAGAAGAATATGGTATAGAATCAATATCTGATAGTTTTGTAGAAGATAGTCCTAATCGAGAAGTACATAGTATACAATCTATTACTGACGATAAAGGTAATTTTATCTATAAAGAAAAGAAATGATTATAAAAAAAAGAAATTTTAGCAAGAGAGTGTTAAATAAACCAGTATCTTCTGCTTATGTTTATTATACAAAATATGGAGATAAAAAAATTAGAAAAATTACAATCAAAACTCTATTGCGTAAGTTAAATAATGTATCATTTCAAAAAAGATGGTATCAAACTATACGAGAAGCACAAAAAGGTTTAGAATAATGAACATTTTCTATTTACATAAAGATCCAGATATTTGTGCAACTTATCATTGCGATAAGCACGTTCTTAAAATGATTATAGAATATGCGCAGCTACTATCGACAGCACACAGGCTTTTAGATGGCGTAGAGGGCCGTGGATCAAGCAAGAGTGGTAAAACGCAAGTACGAGTATGGACTTTAGATTACAAACGTGATACTCTCATTTATAAAGCTTCTCATGTAAATCATCCATCTAACATATGGGTTCGTTCTTCAAACGAACATTACGAATGGCTATGGAAATTGTGGCACTATCTTTGTGTAGAATATACTAATCGTTATGGCAAAGTTCACATGACTTGGAAAAAGTTAAGAGGTGAATTATCTGATCTGCCTAAAAATATAGATAAGAATGTAGGTTTTTTAGAGCCACCACAATGTATGCCTGACGAATGTAAAAAAGATAATACTATTCAAGCTTATCAAGAATTTTACAAGGCTCACAAACGTGAGTTTGCTACATGGAAAAATCAGACACCACACTGGTTTAATTAGCTTTACAAAAACACATAAACATGCTAACAGTTTCTAATAATGTTAGTATATTTTCAGTTTTGGCGTTGTGGTTATTACGCCAAAGGGCTTGTTGAAGCTGACAGTTTAGATGCAGCATCAAAGGCTCTGTGGGCTGAGCACGTTGGTACCTTTAAATGGGAAGATCAAACTAAAGATCAACCCGAGACCGCCAACTATCTGACTATAGAGGAGTACAAATATGAGCGAAGCTCTGATGGAAAAACTGAACCAAAAAATGAAGCTAGAGGCCAAGTGGGCTAGCGAATTACTTTCTAATGGTGAAGTTACTGTTGAAATGGCTAAAATCTCTAAAGAGGTTAAAGTTGTTGAACGGGAAATAAAAGAAGAAGTAGAACACAAATAGTTCTACTGTACAAATTATAAGTTTTAAATTACCATAGCTATATGGCTAAGATACCTATCTCACGACTAAACTCTGCACCTGAAAAGTATCAACAAAATGAATTTAATCAATTAATTGAAGACTTACAAGACATGGTAAAAATTTTAAACTCTACTTATCCTAAAGATCAAAATGATGAGAGAGAAAGACAAGTGTGGTTATTAGGAGGATAAATGGCAAATACATATAAAAATGAAATGTTTGCTTTAGCTAATAATACAGCTAATTTACTTTACACTGTTCCTGCTGATACACGAGCTATTGTTAAAACTATTCAAGCTGTTAATATTGGAGCTAATGTACAAGTTACCGTTACAGCAAATAATTTAGTAACAAGTTATAATACTGCTGTGGAAACTATCTTGAGTAATACTTCAACAAACTTGTTAAAAGGGCCGTTGATCCTTCAGGAATCCGAAAGTTTATCAATTACTGCTGCAGCAAATAATGTTGTTTCAGGAGTATTATCTGTTCTTGAAATAAATAGGAACGAACAGTAGTAATACTTGTACTCATTAGATTAATTCTATATATAAAGAGTTTTTAACTTATTTAAGGGATATCTATTATGTTATTATGGTTTTTCAGGAAAGCACTGTTTACAATGTTTTTAATATTTCTATACTTGATTATTACTATATAGGAATATAAAAATAAAAAAAAATATTTCAAATAATCTCAAAAGAGCCAATACCAATACTTTTCTACTATTATTTAATAATACCAATGATAATACTGGTATTGGCACTTTACTGGAGCCAATACCTCCAATACCTTTTCTTCTAACCCGAGGCTGCCGTGAGGACTTTTTTCTGTTTATTTAAATATTTATTTATAATACTGTATAGTAGAAATGATTTTTACTCTTTTTGTTTATTGTTTTATTTTATTGTATATTAATTAAATAGAGCAAATTAGAGTAAGAATAATTAATAATAACTAGAAAGGTAGAATATGAGTAATATAAATCTGGCTATAAAGCCAAAAGTAACGCCTAAGACTAAATCTGAAGTTGTTAAACCTAAAGCAAAAGCTAAAGTTAAAGCTATGGATCCTAAAGATTATAAGGGAACTTATAAATATGATAAGGATTCTAGAATTCAGATATGCGTAGACAAAAACCCTAAGAGAGAAGGCTGCGGTGGTTGGAAAAGATTTAATCTTTACAAAAACGGTTTAAAGATTAGAGATTTTTTAGCAAATGGTGGAAAGACTATCGATCTTGATTGGGATAGAGAAAGAGGTTTTGTTGCAGTAGAAGTAATAGATGAAGCAGGTAGAGCTGGTAAATCTGAAAAAGCAACATTTACTCTTAAAAAATAATTATACTGTATAATTTGATAATCTTTAAATTATACTTATAATATTGGTAACGAATAGTTTTGTTTTCATTTTTCTATTCGTTGCCATCAACTAGAAAGGAAGAATATGGGTTATACTAACTATTGGAAACAAAAAACAGATATACCACAAGGTAAGTGGAAAAAAATCAAAGACGAGTACAATGAATATGTAGCAGTAGTTGCTGGTGATCTTATTGAAGATAGTTCTAGCATTGATAATATAGTGTTCGATGGAAGTTGCGAAACTTTTTTCTTTACTCAAAAAGCTGAAACTACACCAGCTTATGTAGGTCAAGATCCATCTTTTCACTTTTGTAAAACTAGAGGTGCTCAATATGATTTAGCAGTGTGGTATCTTCTTACATTTATTAATAAATTATGTCCAGAAATAGAGATATCAAGGGATGTTTTATAATGGAATATGTATTATTAATAACAATAATTTTAATATTATTTGCTAGAGTATGGAGTGATAGATGGTAGAAAAAGATAAAGTTGACTGGTGTTACTATTTTAAAAGCATAGATAGGTGGATAAGAGTTTGTACTAAAGATATGAACGAAGGCTTTTCTGTGTTTACTAAACAAACGAGAGTAAAAGAACACTATAAGAAAATGGCTGACACAGGTGTAGAATTTTACACTTGCGATGACGATGATTTAGATAAAGAATATGGAATGTACTATGGTAATCTAGAGTTTGATCCATTAGATATAATGGAAACTAATAGTGGTCATACTAAAATGTTCCATAAAGAAGATGGTAAGTGGCAACAGTTATAATAATATTGTTTTAATTGCTAAAAAATATTTTATTCTTAATTTTAAGATAAATTAATAGAAAGGTAGAATATGTATAAACAAATGTTACTTCTCACTACTGGTGAGATATTTAGCAGAACAAGCAAAGAAAAATTAGATTGGGATATAGTTCGTGGTCTAATTAAAGATGATACTGTTGAAATTAGTAATTCGACTATTCAACAATATAGTTACGAAATGTTATGTAGCGAAAATGCTATTTCATTAAAATCTCCTATAAACGAAAGAGCAACTGCTGGATATAGAAGATGGTGGAATAATCGTTTTGATAAATTAGAACAAAGACAAGGTCCTATTGATAGAACTACTTTAGAAAATACTTCAATAAGAGGTAATGTAATTTTAGAAAGACTTATGAAAGAAGAAGAAAATGGCTGATAAACCTATAATGAGAGATCCTATGGATTCTGAAGAGGCGAAAGCTATGGATAGAGATAATTCACAAGTATGTGTTTTGTGTAAAGAAAATTTTACTGGCTGGGGAAATAATCCTGACCCACTAGCAAAAGAAGGCGTGTGTTGCGATCAATGCGATATGGATAAAGTAATACCTCAACGAATAAAGGAGCATAATAATGGCCGATAAGTATAAAAAACTCACTATCTATGTTAGTGAAGAACAAGAAAAAGTGTTGAAAGATTTCGATGTAATGGCAATAAGAAAAGAACAGTTTCCCTTATTACATTATACAGTAGGAATCATTAGTAAAAGATTAGCAGAAACAAGTAATAGAATGATTACTGATGTAGACCCTAATACTTGCGATACATCTACACTACATCTTAATAGTCAAACGATAGAATAATATTGTATAATATTGTTATTATTTATTTATTTTATTTAAATAAGTTAAATTTTAATAAAGGAGACATATGAAACGATTAGATGGAATATATCGAGGATATAGTATCTTTGAAAAAGATAACGTATGGAAACTAGAACTTGAAGGTAAAGCTATTACTACTTTTGATAAAATACCAGGTGTTGACGGAAAAGCTAGTTGTATGTGTGAAATAGATCGTATCAAAAGACAAGATAGAGTAGAAGTTGATGCTAATATACAACGAGTTGACGCACAAGTTAAATTAGATAATAACATAAAGAAAGCGAGGAATAATGGCAGTTAGTAAATTTATAGATGTTGAATCTCATAATCCTAAAGCAGTAATGCCTAAAGATTATAAAATGAATAAGATACAACACTCACCTAAAGTATTAGAAGTTAAGAATGGTATGTTAGGTTTCGAGTTTAACGGAACTTACATTGTTGACCCTACTTTAGATGAGACAGCGAGATTCCCTGTTAGTGCAAAAACATACTATAAGATATCCGCAAGAGATAGAGATAGAATGATTAAGGCTAATATTAAAGTATAATATTGTATATTGTTGTTATCTATTCTATATTTTTAGATTAATTAAAAACTAACTAAAAAGGAGAAAGTATGGACCCAGTAGCTTTAATGAAACAAAAGTTAGACCAATATGTAGAAAACTGCATACTTGATGGTGATTATGTAATGACTGAACAAGATGAAAAAGATTACATATTGCAAGGTCAAGGTAAAAACGAAAGCAATAACATAACAGTTTATCATAGCAAACAAACTGTTGTACCTATGACTATTATTGAAATTGACGATGGACATACAGGATGTGTGCATGTTAAATTTAAAAATTTTCATAGTGTTAAAGATATAATTTCGTGGCATAAATCGAGATTAAAAGGAGGACAACAGTGAGTTTAATTCTTAAAAATAAAAAAGGTAAAGTAATAGATAAGTGTGGATACGAAGAAGAAAGTGGAAACATCTTCTATAAAGAAAAAAAGGTAGGCACATTCGAATTAGAGCACGATAGCGCCTTAGGAAGTTATTATCTATATACTATTGACAATGGAAAACAATATCACGACCATTATTTTATAGAAGAAAAGATCATTCAAGAGAATAATCTTTAATTTACAATCATAAATAAATAGCTATATTAGGATAAATATGGCGATAACAATAGACCAGATACATCAGACAAACGAGGCGACCTTATCCTCAATGGAAAAGAAGTTCTGTGAGGGTATAGCACAAGGAAAAGGTAAGAGGACCAGTGCTGTTGACGCAGGTTATTCTGAAACTTCTGCCCATGTCCAGGCTGCAAGAAACTTAAAGAAGGATAAGATTATCCAGTACATCGATAGATTAAGGGTTGATGCTAGGCGCTTGACAAGTGAGAGTGTGTCAAAAGAGGTAGAGAAGCTTGACATTGTGTACAAGGATGCTTGTGGCAAGAAACAATATTCCGCAGCAGTCAATGCGATAAGGTTAAAGTCTCAGTTGTTGGGGTTCCTTGTTGAAAAGAAAGAAGTACAACATAGTACACTTGACGCAATGAACGATGATGAGATGTCAACATACCTAGACAAAATAGAGAAAGAGCACAACATACAATAATATAATATAATCTGCAACATACAATAACACGCCGCCGCAGTCCTTGTGTCAATGATGCTTGTTGAAGTGTGCTTGTGTCAAGATGCTTGAGCCTAGTGGATCAGTAGGGATCAAAGGCGCAAGAGGGATCAACGAGGATCAAGAATATAATAAAAAAATTGCTAGAAAAAGCTCTAAACATTCCTTAACTTAAAAATAATATAATAGAAATAAAAACGTATAATTGTGCGAGAGAAAATATATTAATTAATTTTATTAATTAAAATTAGAAAGTTAAAAATTATGCTTATATACTATTTTAGAAAATTATTATTTACTTTATTATTACTATTTATTTATAGTTATATTAGTTTCTAGTATAACGAGAATAATAAGAATAGAGAGAGAACGAAACGAGAACGAAATAGATTAGAATAGTTATAAACTATAGTAATTATATTAATTATTTATTTTACTTTAATTAAAAAATAATAGATAATTCTATTATCTTTTAAAAATAAAATCTTTTTATAATTAAAAGAGTTTTTAAAAGAAATAGAAAGTTAGAATAAAATGAAAAATATAACTAAGTCTATCGAAAATAAAGAAGCTATTATAGAAAATAAAGTAGCTTTATCTTTTAGAGAAAAATTAAGTACTCGAATTTTATTTCGTTTATTTAATACTAAAAGAAATAAATCTAAGTCTTTTAATATTTACGAGAAAGCGAAATTCTCGACTAATATTAAAGACGTATTTAATAATAGCTATCGTAAAATAGATATAGATTACGATACTACGATTAATAATAGATTTAAAAAAGCTAATCTATTAATAGATATTAATTCTTATTTAGATAAGTCTAAGAAAAATTTATACTTAGATTTAATTAATTCTAATAAAGAATTTATTAAGACTAATAAAGTATCTAACGAAATACTAGAGAATATAAAATATTTCGAGAATAAAGTTAATAGTCTTTAATCTTAAATAAAAGAATTAAGCGTCTATATTAATTTATAGACGCTTTTTTTTTATTCTTTTTTTCTCTAAAATTTTTTCTTACTCTAATAATCTAAGCTATTTAAAAACGTATTAAGTTTAACGATTTTTAATCGTATAAAGTTTAAAAAGCGAAATCTACTC